ATTGCGTTTTTCATTTGCTCGAGGGATAGTACCATCTTTCAAGGCAAATTTATGACAGTACACACGTGTAATTCCGACGAGATGCCGACGAAATACACATGAAAAAAGCCCCCATTTCTGAGGGCTTAATCCTAAAACTAAAACTATGAAAACACAGAAGGTCTTTAGTATTGAAATTTAGTTGACTCGTACATTTGAAGATAGAATACTCTGGCTCTTACATGATTTTTGCAGAAATATTTGACATGAAGCATAGTGCTTATTCTGAATTTTTCTTGCTTTCTTAATTTTTTTAGTAATTTATAAATCATATTTTATCCACTAAATCCGCAGCATATCATGGTAATGAAATCATCATGCTTGCTTTTTAAATCATCAATCACTTTTTCTTCTTGTTCGGGTGTTATTAATCTTTCCCCCGTTTGTATACAATACCAATAATTCCTTTTAACGCTAAAATTATATCCTAAATATGGTAAAGTCACATCTTCGGTAAGTTCTTGCATTTTATACCCATCTGAATTTATCATAATCCTTTATTTTTTATTGGATGATTCCCTTAATTCTTTCAGGCATTGATTCATTAAATGAGAATGAAGATAGGCGGTAGATTCCATCTCTATAACCATATCCACATTCAATGTAGGCAACATAAATTGGAGTATATGTATAATCTCATGCGCCAATATAGTATAACTTGAATCGTTAAATTTAAAAGACTCTGTGAATATAATATAAAACAGTTGTATTGAATGCCCTTTATGCTCAATATTTCTGTATAACGCAAAGAACTTCCCATTATCAATGGTTTTCTTATCTCCTTCCAACCCGTACAGCCATTCCTTTGCCCCTGTCTTTTTTAAGTGCTTATAGAGTTCATCATATGTGAATCCATTACTAAACAAAACAGTTGATGGGAAAATACCACAATCCAAATATCTTATTATTTTTACTCGCTTACTCATACCGTCGCCTTTACACTCCCAATTACATAATCACTTTTCAACATGAAGAAAATGCGCATCATAATCATATCGGCAAAATCTGGGCTTCTGCCTAAACGCTCCCTTATCGCATCCTTTGGCTCTAATCTTATCTTGCCATCATCTGCTAACGGAAGTTTACATATCTGCTCTAATTCTTCAATTATCTGCTTTCGATATTCTTTACATTCGATATAGATTTCATTCTTTTTAACCATTTCAGCGAGTAAGTAATAACATTGGGCTTTCAGATTGAAGAAGTTTTCATTCCGGCCATTTACTTTTATTGGTGAGCCACCATTGTGAAACTCCTTTGCCCCTTGCAAATACCCTGTCTTACCACTTTGCCTGACAAATCTCTTTAATCCATCAGCATCATATACGACATTTGATAAGGTGATTGTATTTTCAATTCGTAGATCATGAATCTTTTTACTTACCATGGTTTCATCAATCTTATCAATGGCGATTATTTTCTTTAATACCCAGCCATGCCAAATGCCAATAACAAATCTATCTGAACCCTCATAAGCTATATCTGCTGTGAGATATTTACGCCCATCTGGTTTAATGAATTCATTTGTAAAGATATTGAGTATGTCGTTATAGTCGAATAAGGCGTTGGGGTTATCGTCAAATTCCCAATTCCCTTTAACAAGCCTTTGAATTTCATTTGGTGAAAGTATCTTTAAAAGGTTGGCGATGTAATCCCCTGGTAACATCTTATTATCCTCGGGTAAAGCCTGAATAAACTTTTTATGTGATTCGAGCTTGTTCTCTTTGAACTTTTTGTAATATTCTCGATACAGGTAGTTTTTTGCAGGATTACAAGTTTGGAGTAGTTTAGGCGCCAAGTTATATTCTTTGTTTTTCCAACGGCCAATGGATGCCTGTAGGTTTGTTTTCGCTTCTTCTTCAAACTCTCCGGCCTCTTCTATCCATCCCCTTGTTATCTGCATGGAGCCAAATCGCATGTAATGTGGGTCACTTGGTAAATACTTTGCATCCAATAAGAATACTTTTGAGCCGTTGTATAACTCAAAGTAATTATCCATGCCATTATACTTGTAGTACTGCTCAGATACACCCCATATCTTTAAAACCTCATGTATGGAAGGTATTGTGAACTTTCTAAGGTCATTTAGTTTCTTACGGGCAATGAAGTAATGCGTTTCGGGATATATTAAAGCATCCCCGAATATCAGAGATACCCCTGTGAATGACTTTGCAGAACCTTTTGATCCACCATATACAATATCAATAGTTTCAGAATCGAGCCAATACCTTGCGCACTCTTTCTGCTTATCGTTACCATTTGTATTGAATCGGATCTGGCGCACTTATTTATTTAAGAAAAATATATGTAGCGATTAGGCCTAAAAAAGACAATATAAATACCCCATAAATGACTTTGCTTAGTATCTCCTGTTCTTTTATTTGCCTTGCTGTAACATTACCAACCTTTGCAAGAACTGTCTGCAATTGATACATCTCAGTCCGCAATGAATAATCTTGCGTATCCTTAAATTGCTTTCTCAGATAATTATATCTGTCGTTTATTTGCGCGTATGTCCATTTAGATGTGTCGTTCATGATATCATAAATCTGGTATTGCACATGGTGACAATCCTTCGGGTATTTCGAATGTCTCTGGCATATTAATAAACTCATATGTACTATCATGCTGAATAATGAGATACCATTTATCTTTTTTAAGAATATACCCTTCTGGGTTTTTAGGCGACAGTATTATTTCTTTTGTAATAAAATCAATTCGCTTTAGCGTATACAAACATTTGTTGATATGCAAATCCTCTTTAGTTATAACTGAAATAGAACCTAATATCTCCAATGCGGTTAATTTTGCCATAATTTCATTTTGTTTAGTTTTTTATTGTCTCCACACGGTGAGCAAATGGCACCTATTTACGGTTTTATTATACTCTTCGATATGGTTTTGTTTAATTTTTAATCTATTTTCATACCTGTGATTTGCTCGATTTGTATCGGATTATCTTTGTCCCCAGATAGTTTTATGGAGTCTCCATATTGTTTAGGCGAGGATTTAGATGCTTGCCATTTTAGTGTATCTATTACAACCTTCGCACTATTAGAGTCAATTAGACCTTGTTGCAGATTATTGATAACTGAATTTATCTTGTGTTCAAATGTTTCTGCCTTATCCTCGCGCGCATGTGCGTACAGTGCTGATAATTCTTTATCATTCCTTTTCCAATTACAAAAAGTTCCCCAACATGGAAATCTATCGTCGCTCTTTAATATTTTAATTATATCCTCCCCATCGGATACTCTCGCGCATATCTCTTTAAATATATCTACGCTTGCTTCGCTAGGTCTTCCACGCTTAACAGGTGGCTTATTAACCGGCTTCTTTACTGTGGGCTTTTTCTTTATGGGTTTCTTTGGTGCCATTGATTTATGAGTTTAATATCCTATCCCAATCCGGATTCTGTGCTCTTGGTAGCTTCGCCTTGCTGTGGTGTATCATCTGAATTTTGCATAGTTAAATATGGTTTATACGACTTTCTTTAAACTTTGGCAACTTATCATCAGCCCGAATGCATGAAGATTCAATTCTCTGCGCTCCCGGCTTATTCGTTCCCTTACAGGGTTGTATGATGGATATTTCCACTTAGTTACACCGCCTAGTTGCTTACCTCTTATCTCATAAGTTCCTAAATGAAAATTATATACACCTAGTGCTTTACATGGCTTATTTGTCTTGTTGATGAAGTAAATCATGATTGCATCGCTGTAAAGTTCATTCGATCTGCGTTTAGGTGATTTCATTTTCTGGGTATGCTTTTAATGGCCAAATCATATTCCTGTTTAGTGATATACCTTGTTCCGCTTGGAAATACTATCATGTATTTATCACCTGAAAACGTGTAATAACCTCTCTCGCTGCCGTTGGTTGTCCAGGCTCTTGTACAATCATAAATGTAATCTGCAGTATGAAGTTTTATAAATACTTTACTTGATTTGCCGGTGCCTGATGTTC